GAATCCATTCTTTGTTTAGATCTGAGATCTCGCCACGATATTCCTCTGGCATTTGAGCTTGCACGGTTGCGTCCCATAGATCTCTAAATCCTTGTTTGCGAGTGTCTACAATAAGGCCAGAAGCAAACAATGCCGCCTTACCATATTTTTCAACTATTTGGTCTTCTGTTAATACTTCGGTCATTGGCGCTTGTGCAAAGTCTTTGTCACCCGAGCCCGCCAAGAACGATATACCTGCAAAAGAATCGCGATTGTCATATACATAATCCTCCACTTGAGACCACATGTGTGGCATTACTGTTACAGTATTGGATACATTATGGCGGACTCTAGGATCCGCACATAATTCTTTGTTTGTACCTGCCTCAACCCAATTCTGTTGTACTAGTCTTACTTTCTCTAATAGTGCTGTGCCATATAGTTCTTCACGGAATAGAGAACCTTCAGGTGAGATAATAGGAAAGCCGACACAGTAGTCTGTATTGTTAGATGACCACACAGACTCTTCAACCATATATGGATTTGATTCAGCAAGTAGTTGAGCTACCTCTGTATCCTTGTTTAGCTGTATATGACGGATATAACGAGGAGAATGCTCAGCATGTATACCGCTCGCCGTTTGGAGTAGAACGGAAGCGTTTCCACTAGGCTTAACACACGTTGTTCTTGCTGCCGCATTAATTCCGATAAGCTCTGCAACGGTTTTATTAACTTGTTTAACAATTTCAGCTCCTTTTACTTGAAACTCTTCATCGAAGAGAATACTTGGATTATTCATCCATCCCGTGATAGATACACCCAACAATGCTTCTCTCTCGAAGATATCTTTGGTTGTTTTATCCAAATACTTAAAGCTTGTATAACCTGCTTGTAATGTTCCAAGAATAGCAGCTGCTCTACATGCTTTATAGAATTCGGCTGATGATGTACATTTACCTCCATTAATTTCAGTTAGGTTACATCCCTGCCACCCAGACTTACCATCAATCTGTGGATACATTCCTATTTCGACGCAGGGGTTAGTGGTGAAATCTCTATCTTCGACGAAGTAGAATCCGGGCTCTCCAAACTCTTTGATGGACCCCATAATTGACTTGAATTGCTCTCTAGTAATCTCGGAACGAACAATGACAGCAGAGTTATTGCTACGGCCGCGCTGAGGATTATCAATGAACCAATTTCCTGTTTTGGCTGAGACCATTTCTTCATCTTCAGCAGAGAAGAGACAGATAGTTGCAGAACGACGAACACCACCAGCAAGCACAGCATCAGAAGCATGCATGGCAATATCATATACATCAATAGGTCGAAGACGATTGTGCCCGCTAAGGACCCGAGACTGAATGAGATGTTCAATTTTATCTAACGCTTTCCGTAGTGGTTCTGGTCCAGGTGCTTTGAATCCACCACTAATCATAGCACCTTTGGGACGTACATTATTTAGGTCGAAGTAGACTTTACGACCTTCCATTTCAGGGAACTGACCACCACCCACAAAGTAAGATGACAATAGAGCTCCAAGAGCATCGGCCCATCCTTCTACTGAGTCTTCAACGACCCATCCTTTAGCCTGCTTCTTACGTTCTTGAATATCTGGTAGTTTATCAACATGATGATATTGTACTGAGAATCCAGCACCTGCACCACATAGTAGAACATAAAATAGTTCTGAGAAGAAGCGAGGACGATCAGCATATGTAGAAGTACAATTATACATTCTCATTTGATGTTTCATTAACTGATCGCCACCAAATTGCAATGCCCGTTGTGCACCCAAAGCATATTTTAATTTATAGGATGCTTCTGCTTCATCAATAAGAAGACTTAGTTCGGGTGTCATTTTATCTTTATAATAATCACGATGCATATCCATTACACGTGATACAGATTCTTCCCAAGATTCATATCGCTCGTTGTCTTCGTCCCATCTACTATACCCCTCATAAAATTTTGTTTGTGACATTAGACCTCTTAGGTCGGTATCTTTATAGTTTGGAACTGCTTTAAGCATATTATACCTCTTGGACAAAAAATGACAGCGCCTATCCGTACAATAGACGTTAATAGTTGATTATTGAATTGATAGTAGTATATATTATTTCTATGACCTCGGAACGGGCCATATATGCGATTTAAATAAAAATATTTTTTTTATTTTTCTTCGGTTGAGGTCACTTCTTCCTTAGGTTTATCAGGTGTTAATGCCTCTTCATAGTAAGCAATAATCGCCTGTTGATCCTTAACATACCTTCTAAGATCTGCGATCCCAATAGCTAGGTTCTCATAACCTTTTGGTGTAATAGTAAACAAAACAACATTGCCGGTCTTAGAATTAATCTCGGCAATCTTTTCTTCCATATTCTGTTCTGTAATAACAAACCAATCAACCGGAGGAAAATCTACAGCCTTAGGTCTTTCTTGAATTGGAATATTTTGTTCTTGGTATTCAGTTGTTACTACTACTTCCGGCTCCGGTGTCCTGCCCAGACACCCCATAAGTAGGAGTGGGCTCATCAGAAGGAGGGGTAGTTTCATCTTTGATACGTCCAATGAGTTTGTTAACGGCATTGTTAACTCTGTCTTCAAGTCCTTGTGCATTTGTTAATGCCTCCATAGTCAAATCAATTTTAGCGAACACGCCTCTAAGTTTATCAAGGTGCTCTTGAGACTGCTGTAGTCTCTTTGTTAAATCTTTATTTAGTTGTTCGTTTTTCTTTGCATCGGCTGCCATCTTCTCAACAGTGTTTTGTAGAGTCTCAGCCGCTGTTTTTAATTTTACATTATTTTCTCTAAGAGTGCCAATAGTTTCTTGTGACCAAAGATAGTAACTATAGCCACCATATCCTACACCACCCAATAAAGAAACAATGATAAAAAATAAATATATTTTAGCCATTATCTTCCATATACTTCCGGAACCTTTTTAACAGAACAGGAAGTTTATCCTTTCTTCGTCTGCGGTCAGTCATATTCACCATTTTTAATCTAGGACCCATATCCTTAGTATCAGCCGGAATACCTGCATCTGCGGTTGTCATGGCTTCTTCTTTCATGCCATGTTTGTTATAAATCCAAGACTTAGCGGCTGCTTTACCATACTCAGTGGTTTCCCATTCCCAATCTCGTTTATCCCATACCATTACTTTCCATTCGCCTTTGTGGCGATCATTATGGTCTAGGGCTTTTTCAATTTTATATTTTTTGCCACCAATAGTAGCCTCGATTTCCCCTGGATATTTTCCTTTTTTCCAACGTACTTTCATCTTGATAATTCCCCTATAGTAATATATACCTTTTGTCTTGTCTTGATATGTGTGGCTTCATAAATGTCTAAGCCAAATATCTCACCAACAGGATAACAATTATCATCAACTTTTACATTGTCTTTTTGATGTGCTAATTCATCAAGAGTGTTATTAATTAGTTTATCAGATCCAATTTTATAAACACCTGGAGATAATCTTTTATCATCTAATACAAACCATTGTGTTGATTCAGCCATAAAGTCTAATGGATCAATATCGTGTTCTTGTAGCGCGTCTTTGATTGCTTTATCCGAAATAGAAAACTTTTCTTTAAGTAGATAAAGAGCCGCGGCATAACTTGCAATTCTACTTCCACCACCAGGTGCCTTTGCCATAATCTTTTTAATATTAAAAACAAGTCTATGAAAAGGTGTATAGTAGTTTTTATAATCATCACGAGATTGCATACTATCCATATTATATGACTTTAGTCTTTTTCCATCAGCATCAATAATACCCAATTCATAAGCTTTGGTATCTTCAAACCTAGTAGTAAGAAGACGCAAAAATCTAAATGTATATACTAAATCACCGGCTCTTTTAATAATGCCCATAGTTTAGATTTTCCTTAACTTATCTACCACGTGTTGATCTAATGGTATGTTTGTATACTCATCATTTTTAATATATTTTAAAAAGACCAAAAACGGTTTAAGTGATGTCCAATATTTTTCTTCAATATGGTATTCAAGCATTTGTAGACTGGGCTGAATACCAAATACATTAAATATCACAATAAGATGATTTAAAATAAGTCTTTCGGATATCTCTCCCGATTTAGAATACCTATTAAATAATCTTTTAATATACATAAACCGTTTAAGGTCATCATAAAATTCTTCTGCATCAATTACATTTGGTTTGTAATAATGCTTAGCAGCGAAGATCAAAATATTTTTATCGTCTAAAGTTTCAAAGAGTTTCATGTCACATCCAAATAAAGTGTTTACTTTATTTAGACAAAAGATTTCTCATAGTAGAAACTAAACTCTTTTTGTTTTTACGACGATCAAGTTCAACACCATGCTCTCTGCCAAGATCTTCTAGTTCTTTTTTGGTCATTGATTCTAAATCATCAATAACACCATCTTCGTTAAGATCTTGAATTACATCATCTTCGTCTACAATAACGGGTTCAGCATAATCAGAATTTGCCATGGCAGCCTCAATCTTTCCATTCTGAATATCATCATGAATAGCTTGATCAATCTGAACACCATTATACTCATCAATTTCTGCCTGTGTAAATCTTGCAGATACATACACTTCACCTGATACTGGATCAGTCCATCCATTTTTACCTGGTACTGCGTTTGTACACCATCCGGGTGGTTTTATAGCCATAATCTTCTCCTATTTTTCTTTGGTTACGACACCTGCTACAGGATTAATAACTTTTTTGTCACCTTGTTTATTATCACCTGATCTTGTCTTTGCATTAGGTCCTACACGGCCTGCTTTAGACGCATCATCATGACCATCCTTTTCTTTGTATGGAGATTCATCAGGAGCATCGGCTTTCATGTCTTTTTTCATATCCATGGCGCCTTTGTTATTTTTTTCCTTTTCATCCCAATCCTCGGGCTTGGCAGCACCTTTATAATGCTTTGCACGATCCGCATCAGCCTTTTCTTGAATGCGTTTATAGATTGGCCATACCTCAGCTTCCGTTTCTTCTGCTGTTGGTTTAACTTTAGAACGCCCAGTCATCTTGTCAACATACATATCAGAACCTTTAGATCTTTTAGTTAGACCTTGCATAGCTTTCAATCCTGCTTTTGCGTGCTTAACACTTGCAGGCTGGTCTAATGCGGCCTTGACTTTGTTACGTTTTTGATCCGCGTCTTTAGCCGCAGCCTTTGAATAGCGTTGGAGTTTACCAACAGAAATTTCATCAACCTTTGCTTCGGCTGCCATATCGGTTTCAGAAGATGTTTTATCATCCTTTTTCTTTTCTTTTTTAGGATTCATTTCAACTTCTACGTTCTCTTTTTTCTTTTTAGAATGTGAATGTGACATCTCTTGTAGAATTTCTAAATCTTCTACTGGTACATTACGTTCGATGCCATGTTCAAACATTACATCATAATGTGTAACATAACCTTCACCGTCAGTGGTTTCTACAATAGTGTGTTGACCACTAATGCATTCACCATATCCCCATGATTCACTCTTAACATGCGTAGCACAATCATGACGAATAGCCTTATCAGCATTATCCTTATCTAGGTCTACTGCTTCTTTAGTAGGTTCTTTTTCATCAGCAATTGCTCTTGCTGTATCTGATTTCATAGTAACTTTATGTTTCTTACCACCAAAGTTAAAATGCGTTTGTCCGGCTTTATGAGCAGCTGCTGCAGCACCCATAAACGCAGTACGTTCTGCTGTTGGAATTTCTTCCGGAATTAAAAATTTTGATTCGTTGACTTCAGCAAATCTCTCAGCCAACCTTTTGATCCATTCGCTCATGATTGTTCTCCTTACATCCAAAGTTGAGCTGCGATTGATCCTGCTATAGCAACTAAAGCTATCCAGAATAATTTATTTATGGTATGAACTGTTCGACAATTATCATCTACCTTATGTTCGATGCCATCAAGTTTTTCAGAAAACTTGTTCATACGTTCCCATGATCTATCACGATACTCATTATAAGCATCCATCTTCTCTTCAAAGCGAGCAATAGATACTATTACATCACTAAGCTTATCAAGCTTTTCCTCTATACGATTTAAACGTGTATCTGTATCCATTTTATTCTCTTATCTCTATTTTTAAGGGTGTGGTGCCTTTATATACTCTATGAAATACTCCATGGGGTATAAACACTTCATCATCAACCTTTAGGGGCATTGGCATTTTATTATCAAACTGTAGTAGCCAATTGTCACCCTCTAATACTTTAATATTCCTATCTGTTTTATCACGATGCCATTCATATTCTTCTTGATCGGCATTCATATCAAAGGTTCTTATCTTTTTATTTCCTAATACCATATCAACATATGGTTTACCAATTGTCACCAGAACGCTCCTGGATTGTTGACTTGCATGCCCAAAGACTTAGCATATCTTGGCAGTCTGCAAGACCAGTAGGCAGCAGATGTTCTATCCGTTTGTGTTGAACATTGGTGTCTGGCAGCAAATGATTTACGAGCTTCTGGATCATTAATTTTTGTTTTAAGAGTAGATCCATCTGCAGCTCCACCTTTATCACCAAAGGAAATCTTCTTTACTGAATCTCCATTTTTTACATAAACATAGAACTTCTTAGAACCCCCACGTTTTACTTTACCAATTTCTTTTTTCTCTTCTTCACCAAGATTCTCTTCACCTAGATAGGGCATTGGACAATCAAGTGGTACTCTCACATTTTCATACATATCAAATTTACCAATGTCTGTTTCCAGAATCTCTTTATTGACACCTTCTACCTGAAGCATATCCATATCCATTAGGCGTCTTGCTTCATTAAAGAAAAGAAAATACTTTTCTGAACCTGGTCTAAAGACATTCTCTGTAAACACAATATCTTTTTCGGCCATAAAGTCTACGGCTTCTTTGACCTCTTGTTCGTCCATTTCAACTGAATAGGTAACTAAACTTTTCATATCTTCTATTCCTTATCTAACATAGTACGAATCTTAGTAAGGTCTACTGATTCTTTTCTTTGAGCATCTTTATACAGAGAAACAGCCTGAGCATACTTTGGATTTTTCATCATACGCTTCGATTCTGCTTCATCAGGATTCTTATGAATCATGCGTACAGTTGGTTCATCTAAATTATGTTTTTTCATATGAGCTTTATATGTACCAAACTTCTTAGAATCTACTGCTCCACCAAATTTGTCTTTCATTGGAGAAGATGTATGTCGTGGACCCATTTCATTTACATCTTCAGTCGCAGCAACTTTAGATTGATTACCATATCCATATGTCTTACGAACTTTATCATCCGCTCTTGAAATACCAGCAATACGTTTATCTTTTGTTTTAACATCAACACCTGTTGTACCGGCCTGTCTGGCAGCCTTGGGAATATAATCAGAAATCTTTTTAACTGAAATCTCATCAACCTTTTTCTTAAATGTCTCAAGACCTTTCTTGTCAGTAGAAGCCATACGATCTGCTTTATTAGATTGGGTTGTCGCAATACGCTTCATAGCACCTTCTTTGGTGTCTTCTTGAGTTTTACGACGAGCAAGTTCGTCCTTTGCAACTGATGACATTGGATGACCAGGAGTGCTAGCATATCGTGAAAGTGTTTGTGATGACATACTTCTGGGGTCTCTTGCATCTTCTCTTATGTTTTTAAAATCTTTCATTATGCTAGATCCTTATCATGGTTAAGGGTGCCCTTTTTCTTTTTAGCAATAAATGCATTTACTCTTGCATGGCCCCATTGTTGAGGAGTTGTTCCCGGACGATGACCAGTACGCCAAGCGGCGACACCCCTGTTGTATACTTTGCGTAATGTACCAACAGATATACCAGAAGCTTTAGCTTTGTCTGCCATCGCACCTTCTTCTAGAAATTGTTTTAATCCAATCATTTCTGGTCTCTTTTTATTTTTGCGTCATACATCTTGGCTAGTCTAGTGTTACCATCAGCTGCATGTTTTGATTTAAGTTTTTTATGAGCATCAATACGATCTTCAGGACTTGCATAATTATGTTCACGATTCATCATTTTATTAACGAATTTAGTATATTTAGATGGTTTAGTCTTTGCAGTTTTATCACCAGGAGCTTGCCTATAGGCTCTCGGATCATTATCATCCATCTTTGAACCTTTTTTGAAATGTCTATCTCTAGCGATTTTGGTTGCTTTAGAAAGACCCTTATGGTAACGAGCGGGTTGTGTACCTTTGCGATCACCTATGTCTTTGTCTTGTGCAGTGCCTTCGTTCTTGGCCATTTTTGTAGCTGTTGCCATCTTGACTGACATCCAGTCTTTACCATAACGTTTTTTAAAATCAGCATCTGGAAGATCCTTTGCAATCTTCTCTCTTTTCTTTAATTGGCCAGGAGTCATTTTCTTTGCTTTTGCGGTAGACTCTGGTGTACCCCACTCAGGTTGATTTGCTTCCGATAAATTTCTATATGGTCCTTGTTCAGGATCAGCACCATAATCAGCTTCTATATGTCCTGGGGGAATATCATTAGGATCAACTTTAGATACATCATCTAACCAACATCTCCAAGTCTCACCTTTTGATTCAACAATCAAATAGTTTGTGCCAAGGTATTTAATATTACCTACAATACCATGTTTAGTCATTACAACTTGTTCACCTTCCTTAAAGATATTATCTCTAAGATATGATTCACGGATGTCTGAAACTGGTTCTAGTTGAATGTGATTTTTAAATTCTTTTGCTTCTTTAAGACCCATTCCCTTACGCACAGCATTAAATAATTTCTTAGCATCAGGATTAGTCATAGCAGCTGGTAGACCTTGTGCAAAGGATGTAAAGTTATTATCCTTAGCATATTGTCTTTGTTTAGTAGCAGATGCACCCTCTGTACCTTCTGAATCGGGATCTCTTTCACCAGCAGAAATTATTTTGATTGATTTAAAATTGTAAAAACCATGACGTGAATCTTTGCCGTTATATTTGTTTAACAATACATTAAACTCATTAATACGATCAGATCCAACAACCATCACAACGTTTACAAAACCTTCATTATATAAAATTACTAAAGCATCTAAAGCAGTTCTTACTTTATTATTAAGCATAATAGAACGAGCATGCTTAGGAAACATTTTCCTAGCATGTTTTACTTTGTCTTTATATACAAGGGGATTTTTGTTCTTATCCTGTGATTGTGATAAGAACATTCTATATGGATTACGTCCAGACTTTTGAGATAATACGTCTAGTAACTTTCCATGACCAATAGTGGGAGGGTTCATTCGACCGAAGCCGAAGAAAACGGTTTTTTCCTCCTCAACGAGAAACTGACTAAATCTGTTAATCATATTTTATCCGCGCCGTTTGCCTAATTCTGCTTGTCTAATCTTTGGTAGCATCTTCTTGGCCAATCGATTAATACGAGGCTTCATCTTATCAAGCTTCTTCTCAATCTCTTGTTTACGGGCGGGAGTAAGTTCAGATTTAGGAATACCTTTAGTAATCTTTTTGGCCAATGCAAGACGTGCTGTACGCTGTGCTCTCTTGGCTAATCTTTTTGCATCAGCAACTTTCATAGAGGCTTTTTTACGACCAACCTTTAGACGAGCCTGATACTTTTTCATCTGACGTGAACGCGCTCTGCGTTGAGTCATAGAAAGAGCTTCGTCTGCAGGTTCTACAGATTCACCTGTATTGCCAGTAGGTGTGTCCATTTTTCTTTTCTTAGCATTATATGCCAGCTGTGGATCACCCGTTTGTGTATAGTCTACGTTCAGAAACGTTTTAAAATCTGCTTTGGCCATTTAATTCCTCGTTGGCTTATCCCATCCTTTTAATATATCTGGTGAAAAGTTGTTGTATGAAAACTCCATACGATCAACAATCTTCACCGCATCACCACCAAGTTTATCAATTGCTACATAACCTTCTGCTCCGGTTACTTTGTAACCTCGGCTTGTTTTCACAAATGTATCTACATTACCTAGTTTATTAAGTGTATTTATAAGTTTAAGTTTTGCAAGTACAATAGTTTTTTGAAGGTCAAACATATATTTCAAAGATTTTTTATTTTCTTCTGAAAAGAAAGATAATATATTATCTAGCTTAGTTCTTTGTCCGGATTTTCCTTTTTCTGTTTTGCGCTTGGCAATCTCTTTTGCGTAACGTAATCTAATCCAACGAATGAGCTTGGATACATGTCGTTCTGAATCTCCGATAAGCGTTCCTTTTCTGACATGTTTATTATAGAATTGCTCAATGAGGCGCGGTAGCTCTTCCTCATTCTCGAGCTGCCTAAGAGTCGATCCAGCGATTTTGTTGAAGAGAAACCCAGCTTCTGAAAGAAGTTCATTAACATACTCTGTGTCCTTTTTACTCATAGTAACTTTGCTTAGATCCCGGAGCATTGCATCTTGCGACCACACAGCTCTGGTTGTGTTAAATTTGGATACGTCAACTCCATATGAAGCTCGCATAGTTTCGAAGGAGTTACCCGTGTAGGTAGTGTGCCACACAATTCCAATCTTTGCTGACTTAACAGCCTTAGCTCCAGCCGACTCGCTAGGCAACGCATATACGATAGTGTTTGGATGAAATGTAACATACGACGATCCCTTTATTTTCTTAGTCTTAATATCACCAGGACCAAATAAAAAGTCGCCTTGTACAACGCCTTTAATGCCTAAAGCAGGTAAATGCTTTAGTGCGAGTTTAAGCTTAGCAGCCAGATCACCAGAAGTATCAGCATCCACGTCAGCACTAGACTTATAGACTTTAGGATTCTTATTAAAGATTCCTTTTTTGGCAACAAAGAATTTACCATCACGAGGATCAGTGCCAGCAAAAATAGCAGGAGCACCATCCCACTTAACAGAGACATTACCATCATGTACTCCTCTTAACATATCACGAAGCTCTCGCAAAGCAAGTATGGCTTGACGTGTACCTTTGACGCCACCGTAGATAACCTTATCTTCGATGTGAGTCATATGAGTATTTTTTTGTTCTGTTATATGTGTTCTAAAATTTTCCATATCTTATTATATTTGATTTAATTTCAATTGTCAACAACATTTTTTAAAGTTTTACTAAAATACCTTCGGCGAATATTGATCCAAATGTTGAACCGGATAATGATATCAATTGCATTTCAATATCTGTCTTTTCATCATACTTAAATGGTGTTTGTCTAAGAATTTGCATATTCTCAAAAAATGTTGTATCAGCTACTCTAAGTTCTCTACCATTTGCGGATCTAATATAGTTTCTAAATCTTGCAGCTTTACCACCATTTGCATCAGTACAGAATGCATCAATACGTTGTAGAAAAAAGTAGTATCCTTTAGGTACGGTATAGACAGCTTTTTGATCTCTACCAGTTCCCGGATTAATCTGTGCGTAAGTATTCGCACCAACCTTCAATGTAATAGTGCCAACCGCATTTCCTGCTACACAAACAACATCGTTAATTCTAAAATAGGTATTATCTGTTGTAATTGGGGTTGTCCCAGTTAAGGTTTGGGTTTCTTGTATGATATTATAATTAGCATCTAAACCAATAATTAAAACTACAACAGCTGTATCTGAAGTGCTTGTGCTTACCAATGTCATTTGAGCAGCCGATGTTGGAAATGTATAGTTACTTGCTAACTCCCAGGGTGTTCTAAATTCGGATGTTACAATTGTTGCATTAGCGCCGGTTGTACCAAAAATATTACGCTGAGACGCGTCCATTACCACGCCTTTGGCAATGTCTACCCCCTCAGCATAAGATGTATTGGAAAAATATCTTGTCGTTGCCATTACTTAGCCTTTGCCTTTCCTGAACCATACTTTGCATTTACTTGAGTAGAAATAAATGATCCATGTGTAGGTCTATGTTCAAATGTCATAACATGATTACCTTCATGGTCGTGAATATGAACTAAGTTAGTACCATTATGTGTAGCCTTTAGAGACTTTGCATTGGCAATAAGTTTATGAATGTGTTTATCTTTGATGGGTTCTGCTGTTCCACCTTTATGACCTACAACGTAGTCATATGGAATGTGTGGATCTGATTTTGTAATATGTTGCAAAAATCTTTTATGGTCTTCGTGTTTGGCATTATTCCAAGCTTCTGTATGGTGCAAAGCTGATTGCTTCTTTGCTTCCATGTTAGCATCTTTTATTTCGGGTTTATCTCTTACTTCTTTCTTTTGTTTCTTAGTCATACCACTAAGGCCGGCTTTATTGGAGTGATGATCCCAAACACCATGTGTGTCGGTCTTAATACCAAGTTCACCAGACATTTTGTCAAATGCTTTTGTTGGATTGTTAGAAAGAGTACCAGGTGAGAATTTTAGAGATGCTCCATGAAGCTTACCATTTTTTGTTTTGATGGCAACATCATGTGGATTCATATGTTGAGATACTTTCTTTCCTACAAGAGAATCAATACCCGCATATGTATGATGAACTTCATGTACGTCATCGGGATTGATGCCATGATTAGTCTTTAGAGATTTAAGATAGGCATTAGCAGAATCTTTACCGCGCTGGAGAATTTCTTTTTGCTTCTCTGGAGAAAATTTAGACATTGCTTCATCATGAAGCTGTTTCATCTTTTTAATACGTTCTAAATGTTCGGGAGAAGTATTTCTTTCAGAATGAGTACTATTATGAAGATGCAAAGCTGTAGCAGTCTCATATGCTGCACCTAATTCATAATTAGAAGCCTCTGACAATAATTCTTCATGTAATGCAAATCTTTTCATAGAAACACCATTTGTAAACTTTTACTATATTTATATGAATAAAAAAGGCCCCTACGGGCCTTCTTTTCGTTCTATGTAAAGTTTCTTACCTCGTTGGACCGTTATGTATTGATATTGGTCAAATCCCGAATCAATAAGATCCTGGTTCATATTATCAACCATTTTACTAACCTTAAATAGATCTTCTATGTTTTCCATTTTACCTAATAGAGTAGGTTCCTTTTTTGAATTAATAGGTATCATGTGCTATAGTCTCCTTCATAAGCCAATTGTTCTTCGACAGCAGTTATATGCTTGCATTTCTTCCATGCTGGACAACTACAAGCAAAACCCTTATTGAACATTGTAATACTATATTTATTTCCAGTCGATCCACTCTTTGTCCATGTCGTACCTATAAGCCAGTGATTCTCCGTCCGAATCACCTCGGACGGTATCACTCTCCCTTTTGGACCATTCTTTTGTTTTCCGTAGAATGTACTCATGGTACCTTTCCTCACGCGGCTCGGGCATACTCTACTGCCTTATTAACAGCTTTAAGTTTACGGTTTTGATTAATACCAAACCATGAAGACTGTATACGAGTATCCGCTTGACGACCCATAACATGATCTGTAAGATAGGTTACAGAATTAAGAGCCTGCCACCAGCTACCCTCGGCATACTGAGCACCAGGTTGTGTATAGAGAACTTCCATAGCTGCTTTAGCATTCTTGGAAAGATCATCCGCAACCTCAACAGGTGTCTGCTCTTTATGTGTAAAGGGAAACACTTCATTGTAGTATTGGATAAGAGCTTCTGTAGAAAACTTACGTGAAGACAAGAACTCAGCCATCTCTTTATACTTTGCAAACTTCTCAGATGCAATACCTAGAGATTCCTTAACCATATCAGGATCAAATACTGTACGGTGATTAAGCTTTACAAAATTCTTAGATGCAGCCTGTAAAGAGAATGTAAGAGTATTATGACATACAACACGAATAGGTGTAAAGCGAACATCAATGGCTTTACCATACTCATGTGGATTAGAGAACAACAGATATGAATCAATCTGATCATCGCCGTTGATAGAAAAAGATTCATTAACTTTAGCTAGACACCAAACATTCTTACCACCTTTTAATGAACCAGCTGTATGCATCTCCATCTCACCAGCATATACAAACTCTGAAAAGAATTCGAATGCTTCGCGGTTCTGTACTGGCTTCCAATCATCTCCAATGATATCAAATACCTTTTGATCAGATGAACGCACCAATGCATTCTTACCCGGAATAGCAATACCAGATTCTGTCATAATAGGCTCTTTGGTGACTTCCCAATCACATCCAGCCTTTACCATAATTTGTTCTGGAGTAAGATCATTAGATACTTTTACTCCAAGACCATGCCATGGAACTTCACCCGCATATGCCATTGTTTCTACTTCATGTGCCATTTTATATCTCCTTCATTATCATAATATTAATATAGTTCATTCTTGAACTGATGTCAACCCGTTTTCTAATAAAAAATCAAATTTATTTTCAACTTGAATATCAGGAATAGGATCTGCACACCAATGCAATAAAGCTTGACGAGTCTTAGCTCTCTTTTTCAAATCACCATTACCATACTTCTTTACAAGAGCTCCATGTCTTGCAACAAAAGATCTCCAACGTTTAATTTGGTGATTGTCAAGCTTTTCTATTCTGCGGCCATGATACCAACGAGTATACCATTGAAACCAACCCATAGGATCTTCAGGTGTTATCCAACCTTTTTGTTTCCATATATCTAATGACTGAGATGCATTATCACAAAAGATATTCTTCTGCTGTATGATTGGCTTATGTTTAAAGTCAGGGTTGGTATCAAGGTAATACTTACCATCAAAGATGCCTAACTCTAAAGCTTCATATGGTGTAAAGACTGGATTAAAGATCTGCATATTCTTTGAATTTTTCTTTAAAAAGGTTTGCATCTTGCTGATACTCAAACCAGAACGTGTCTTCATAGACATTCGACCACTTCGTAAAGTCCCACTGCTGTTTATGCAACTGGACTTTACACCAATCCTTTCCTTGATCTCGAAGATCGGAATGAAGCCGGACAGCATATCCACCTGCCCGTTGCCATCTTTGTTTATATTCAAATATCTCTACTGGTGTCAATCTGTGTACTCCTTGCCTACTGCAGATGCATCCCAAACATATTGACGATGAGTAGGATCGCCGACGACAACAACATCGCTATCACCAACCTCAGTCCAAACACGATCGTCCATCCACTTGTGATAATATGCTGGACCTCCCCAAACACGACGAGCCCGTTGATAGGTAGCATAATCCATTCCTACATAGTGTATAGTTCTCATCTTAATCTCCTTCAAGACTATTTACCGAATACGCCCCTAGTATCTCCAATCGCCCTGCACGGTCTTATTGACGTTGCCGCTCTAGATTGATTGAAACTAACAATGGTGCTTTTAGCCGGCCGGGTCCTCCACACGGACGCATCCGGTAAATAGTCTCCTATGCTACACAATTTGGAACTTGACCTTCACGAGACTGTCCTAAGATACCCGTGATAAGATCTGCACGCATTGTATCCATATTAGTCGTACGAATAGATCCCCACTTCCAAAGACCACGATCATCAACTTCATTATAAAGTTGCTTATGACGAATATCAGCTTCTTTAGCTTCTACGAAATACTCCTCAAAGAAATCGCCTTTTGCATTAGTAGCTGTAACCATCCAATTGTAAGCCATGATATATCTCCTTTATTACCTTATATTAATAATATAGGGCATTGTTGATCTGATGTCAACCCGGAAAATGAATTTTTTTGATTTTTTTAATTATATCCTAGAACAGCAACATTGGCCATTTCTCTTGATATTTGTTCGGCTTCTCGTCTTTTATATGCAGCCTCGAAACCAACAGAACCATAGGCGGCTCTTTCATGGTTACCCCACAAACGTGTCATGTATGAGTCGTATATACGTTCTACGTCCTTGTCTGGCCAACTCTCTGGTATTAACATTCCTTTTACTAACCAGTAAAAACGATTGGCTTCTTTGCGGACGAATGGGGAACACATATAACACTCCTTAGCTTATGTGGAAGGATGTGTTATATACCATATGGTAGCGCTAACGTTAGCGCTAACCTAAAATTTATTTCATTAGATTTAGTGCAATGTTTTTGTGCGAGGTGATTATGACTATTTTACCTCTTTTATCATATAAAATATACTTGCCTGTTTTCTGACATTGTATAAGTTTCATGTGCTACCATTTGCCTTGAGTACCACCAATATACCAAATTACAAATCCTATTATAGTAATGGCTATACCTGTAGCTATTATCCCCACAATCCATTCCAATATCAATTGTTTTCTCTCCTCAGCCTCGTATATAGCTTGCTTGCGATCTTTACGCATTTGAGCTTCAATACGAACTATCTCGTCCCAAGCGGAAGGCCCGTAGTATAGACTTATATAACTTCTTAACTCGTTACGCATTTCCTGGGCTTTTTGCTTTTGGGCCCAAACTTCCAACGCGTTTTGTTGTATATCACTAGCGCCAAACATCTTTTTAAAGAATGGTGGATTCTCTGCCTGTTTATGAGCAAAGTCTAAGTCTGCTATTGATGAGGCCCATTGGTTAAGAGTGGACCCCATTTCCGATATTTCTTTTCCTGTGGCTATTGCACTCTTGATTCCATTATAAGCAGCGGTAGCCATTCCAACCGCAGAAATTGGATCAATCATTTCTTTTCCCCTTCAAGACTATTTATCAGTCATTGAGTGGGTTATCAAGTGCTTCTTCTATAGTTTCTTTTATATCAGTTTCAAGCTCATCCATCTTGAACTCTAGATCTGCTCTGGTCTCTTTCATCACATCGCGAGTATCTTTTTCAGACTCTCTCATAGTCATTTCAACATCTCTAAGAGTAGCAGATGTTTCAGATCTAATCTCACCCATTGTGTCTCTGATCTTTTCAAGCTCTAGCTTTAAGTTATTTGACATTTCTTCTAGCTCTGCTTGTGCTTCTTTTAGATCTGCTTCTGCTTCATCTAGTTGGGCTTTTGTCTTACCTTCAAACTTATCAATTGTGTTCTCAGTCTTGATCTCAAAGGTTTCTATTGCTGCCTTTGTATTGTCAACAGCTTCATCAACCTTTGCGTCTAAACGATCAAGAGTGCTTTCCATTTTTAGAAGATCGTCTTTTAGATCATTTTTGATGTCTCTGGTGTATGTTGTTGCTTCATCAATTCTTAACATTGATTCATCTAGCTTTTGTACTACCAAAGCATTCTCTGCTGCAATAGCATCAATGTCAATGTTCTGGATAATCTCTTTCATATCCATATAGTCTTTATAGAACTCGAAACCAGCCCAAGCTCCACCACCTAAAGTTGACAGTGCAGTCAATACTGCAAACATTTTGCCACCTCTAAATGTTGTACCAGCAAATTCAAACTCTGCCATTTTAGTTCCTCTCGTATTGTTGTCTTACTAACGCTCTGTGTTTTTCGTCACTGGCACCATTAAAAAATCTAGCGTTGGGGTTATCGTAATTTTCTTGTTCAGGATATATGTCCTTGGGTTTATAGAAATCAGCATCAGCTAGTTGTTGTTGTTCGTATTGACTAAACAATGGATTGTAACCAAGCAATGCTGATCTAGCATCTTCATCATCAGAGCCTTCAAACGCCTTTGCTACCAGTTCAGCTTCTTCCATAGTGCTCATGGGTTCGACAACCTCTTCTTTCGGTTCTGGTAGTTTAAGCTCAAATGTAGGAGATGTTACTTGACTTATAATATTATTTAAAATATCATTTGCGGTTTCTACATTTACATCATCAACAATTATTTCTAACTGCAAAACATTTTCTTCTAAATTTAAAGCTGCAAATTGTTGTTGTGAAACATTAGAAGCAATTGACTGTACGTTCTCTATTAATTGCTCCTCCATTTCAAAAGATAGTTCAGCAGACTCTTGAGCTTGTTCCATTATAAAACTAGTGGATTGTTGTTCTGATTGCATAGATGATGTTGTGGCACTGCTTATGGCACTATTGGCTACTGCAGCAGCGTCAGCAACAGCTCCTCTAGCCACATCCAATGGATTGACGCGTACCCTGCTGCTGTTCCCAGACCCCACAGCAGTGTCATTTGATATTTCTCCTTCGACATCCCCAGCAACTTCCATGGGCTCTTCCAATACTTCTTCAGCGACATCTTCAACTACCTCCGCTACTGGTTCTGGTTGTGGCTGTTCAATTACTTGCTCTACAACTGGAGTTTCATTAACTTCTTCAATTGTTCCCGGGTCATTTGTCATCTCAGCTAATGCTAATTGTTCTTCTAACATAGCCTGCTGCTGTTCTTGCAGTGCCATGGCATATCCAGGACATTTAGCATCATTCAAAGGATCACTACAATCCAATGGATCTTTATAAACAAAGATTGAGTATATTCCAGCAGAACCAAATTCAGGTCCATACCACCCAGCCCAATATCCAGCATCCTTGGCTTCAACCTGCAAAGTGATTGTATCTATTTCATCACCTTGTA